ATCACTGGTCATCTTGTGCTTTATGATTCTTCCATCCTTTGGGAATCTTGAATCGTAGTAAGCCTCTACTGAAACAAAATCTAAATCTTTATGGGCGGTCTCTTCACTGCCCTCCCATGTATCTACATCATCTAGATATTCAATCTCTCGATTATTAAGTAGCCACTCGGTGGCGTCTCCTGTGTAGGTGCCGATCTGCAGTGCACGAAGTGGAACACTTGGCACATGTCTAAAGTACTTCTCTACATCCTTAAACCAATTAGGAAACATTAATTAAACAACTTCAAGTTATTTAAACAACTACTAACATACTCTTTAGACATCTTATGCTCATCTAACAAGTGGTGAAACAGGACCTTGCTCTCTTCTTTGCGCCCAATCCACCAACCAGCAACAGCCTTCTCAAAAAGCAAGCAGTATGAGCCGTTGTATTCAACATACCCTAGCAGTGGCTGATTGTAGGTACTTGTTGCAAATAATAGTCCTATCTCAGCGTAGGTATAACACTCTTGATACTCCTTGTTTCTTTCTTTAATTCTAGATACTAAAAAGTACGCCTCTGGTCTATTTGGCAAATAAGCAATTGCTTGCATAAGATTGTTATACACGGTTTTGTTTCTATCTCCTTGAGCACCCCAACACAAGGCCATCTTTAACAAAGAGGTATAAGTGATTATAGGATGTGTTTTATACCCGTATTCAGCAGCCCTTAAATAAAATCCAGCAGCCGATGCGTACTGCAGTTGTTCTTCGTAGGCAGTAGCAAGATTAAAATTATTCTCAACATCAACTGGATTCTCGGCCAGTTTTAAAGTCAACTCTCTAACGTCCATAGGACATGGCCTCCGTAATCATTCCGTTGACAACCTTCTTAGGAACCTCAAGAACAAAGGCGCAATTATCTTGAACGCCAAAAGTTAGTACTAGGTTCTTTTTTATAACTGCTGCGCCAACGCAAAATTCAATTGGCGTATCTAAGAATGAAAAGTAAGATGTAAGTCCAACAAAGTTAAATTCTTTGTCCCACACAATCATTCGATGTCTGTAGATAGAGTCCTTTTGATTTAAATAATTTTTCCATAATTTTACTTCATGAGTAAAGGCAATGTAGTAATCGCCCCAAGCAATTACGTTTGTACCACCACGTTGATCAGAAGAAATCGGCGGAGTTTCTTTTACTAGTACCTGTTTACATTCAGACTTATCAGGATCAGCCCAAACAACTTCGGTAGGCATAGCCCACTTAACAAAATGATACGGCATATCAAGGATAGGTATCCAATTCTTTTCACAGTAAGAATTAACATCAATAGGAGGTGGGATACGAACTCGCTGCACTTCTGTGGCTGTCCAATTGGTTTTATCTAATTCGATCTTGGAGTACTCCATGCGACCTTGCCCATTGGGCGTGGTATCACGCCGTACCCCGATCAGGTAGTAATTACCATCCCACTGAGTAATACGGACATCTTCTTCACCAACAAACTCCCAGATAGGTGGAACATTTAACTTAGAGTAATCAACTTTTGTAAAATTAATTAAATTGTAATCTTTGTCAAGACGACCTAGGTAGTTGGTTGTAACTAGCCGTTGATCTTTCTCAGGATGTAAGTAAGAGAGTGGACCCCAAGGACTAAAGAACCTTTGATCTTTTTCTGAATGGTACAGTGTGTAATTTACGTGCCTAATATTTACTAAAATATCACCGTCATCATCTACAAAAATAGAGGGGTTCATTAAACCCATACCAGAGGTGGTTGAGTGGGGTATAATTAAAGGAGTTAATTTGCCCCCTTGAGAGACCGATTTATGCACCAAATTCATGGGTTCACATTAGCATAGGTTTAGGACACACAGGCTTAAAAAAAGCCTTAACCTATCCGCTATACCTCCCGAAAGGAACAGTAACTTATGGCTGTAACCTCCAAGGTCCTAGCAAGAACTGCTGCAGCGACCTCAAGTACAACCCTTTATACAGTGCCAAATTCAAGCACTACAACTGTAGTCACAAACATTGTTATTAGTAATACCGCAACATCAACCTCAACGGCAACAATAACCATAGATTCTTTAAACATTGTTCCAACCGTATCTATTGCCGCTAACTCCGTTTTTGCGTTTGATTTAAAACAAGTAATCCCTGCAAATGCAACCCCTAAAATAATTGCTGGACTTGCATCTACAACTTCTGTAATTTTTCACATTAGCGGAGTGGAGATAGTCTAGTGGGATTTTCAGTATTTCCAATACCTTCAGCAGCAGCATCGGGTGCTAGTGTAACTAAATTTAGTACAACTGCAACAACTGCGGGCACACTTTACTCAATTACAAATCAAACTTTTGATCCAGGTACTTATACAGTTACATGTACAAGTACTACTAACACAACAATATTTCTTTATACAAATGCAACTACATCTACTGAAATAGTAACTGCAACAACTAGCAGTGGAACTGCTACCCTTACCTTATCTTCTGAAGCAAAGGTATTGCGTTTATTTACAAATACTGGATCTAATATTATTGTAACAATTGAAAAAACAGCAACAACTGTATCAAGTACAGGAAATTCTACAGAAACAATTTCAACTACATCTACATACACTAATACGAGTACATCTGGATTTGCATACGTACTTACTGTAGGAGGAGGTGGCGGTGGTGGCCGTGGTACTGGCTACTCTGGCGGTGGTGGCGGTAGTGGCGGTGTAAACTCTGGAATTGTTACATTAACTGGCAGTGTAGCGGCTGTTGTTGGTACAGCAGGTGTTGGCGGTGTTGATCTAGCGTACGGTGGTGGTTCTGGTGGAACAAGTAGTTTTGGTGCTCTTTCAGCAACTGGCGGTAGTGGCGGCGGTGGTGGTGGTGGCGGTGGCCGTTTCTCTTCTGCTAGCGGTGGTTCACCAGGTGGCGGTAATGGTGGGACATCTACCACTACTCCTGGTGCTGGTAGCGCTGGAACAGTAAGTTCAGCATCTACTTATGCTTTTGTAAAAAGTGGTACAACTGGTGGCGGTGGCGGTGGCGCTGGTGGCGGTGGTGCAGGTGGTAATGGTGCAGGCAGTGGTATTGGTTCAGGTGGTGTTGGTGGCTCAGGTGGCCCAGGCCTTAATGCAAGTGGTAATGGTGGCGGTGGCGGTGGTAGTGGTACGACTGGTGGAAACTATGATGGTGGTGCTGGTAGCGCTGGTGTTGTCTTTGTTGTTAGAGTTTAGGGAAAGGAATACTTGTGGCTTCATTTGCTGTAATTGAAAACGGTTTGATAATAAATGTTATAGAGTGTGACAATAAAGAACTTGCACAAGAAGTTACTGGAAAAACCTGTATCGAATCACCAAAATCTGGTGCCCATGCTTATATAGGAGGTACTTATAGTAATAATAAGTTTTTGCCTCCAAAACCATATCCAAGTTGGATAAGCGATGGAAACTCTGGATGGAAAGCACCCGTTAATGAACCTGAGTTTGATTCTGATAATCCAGAATATTATTATTGGGATGAAACCCAACAACTATGGGTAAAAATAGTAACGGAAGAATAAATATACTTATAAAATTATAAAAGGCGGGTATACAAAATCGATACATTAAAAGAAAAATTAGCCATTGGTTGGTGTGACAATGGGTTAGTAGATGGCAAATTTACTGAGGGATTGGTATCCGTATGTTTGACTTCCCGTAATAATGGAATAAACATCTCAGCATCTTTAAGAGTTCAAGGTAATCAAATAGGTAGGCAACGTCAAGTTTTATTTGATAATTGGGCAAATTTTACAGACATTGATTGGCTTCTATGGGTAGATTCTGATATTGTTATTTCTACAGAATTAATAAAAAAACTTTGTGATGCTGCAGATAAAGTTACAAAGCCAATAGTAAGTGGAATTTATTTTATATCAAAAAGTACTGATAATGAATTAATGCAACCTTTTCCAGTTATTTTTAATGATATAGATAAACAAACTATTCAATATATTCACCCTCTTCCAGAAAATCAATTAATAAGAGTTGATTCATCAGGTATGGGATTAGTACTTATGCATAAATCAATTGTTTCAAAATTAAAAAATAAATTTCCAGATCAAATGGTGTTTGCCGAAGAAGGTGGTGTTGATAAAGAGTTTGTTAGTGAAGATATTGCTTTTTTTAGAAAAGTAAAAGAGGCTGGAATTCCTGTATATGCTCATACTGGGGCTATTGCAAAACATATGAAAAGATTTCCTTTAGATATTAACTATTATCAAGCCTATTGGAATTCTTCAAAACCTGAATAATTAAGGCTGTAACTATTGCTTCTTACCCTCACAATTGACCTATGCGTGGATCTAAGGTTCAAGGACGATTTAAAATAGGGTTTGAGACTCTCTCTATGGATGAGGGCATGGTTGATGAACTTCGTGACCCTATTGGAACAATTGTTGACTGGTGGACTTGGGATGAGGCGGCTCTTGCTGCAGACTACGCAAATTATGTAGATCCAGTTTATGATGTATCAAATCAAGATCCTACTAAGGGCCGCAGATGGAATGACCCATTTGATCTGCCCGTAATTTTGGCGCAATTAATGCGTGGTACAAACATAATGAATGAACGAGGATTCTACGTAGTAGATACTCTGCGCCTCGTTGTTTCTGTAGCAGATATAAATAGATTACTCCCTGCAATGGTCACCGATCCAAACCAACACATCAAAGATCGTGTCGTATTCCAAGATGCAGTATTTGTTCCTACAAGAGTCCTACCTCGTGGAAGATACGCCGAACGTTATTCAGTAGTAACTATAGACTGCAACCTAGTCAACTCAGAGGAGTTAGTAAATGATCCTCAGTTCCAAGCATACGCAAACTAGCCTTGGGAAATTTTGAGGAGTTATTAGACCCCTCTCTCTTTGAGTTTGATGCGGTAGAATTAGATGACCAAGTAGAAGAGGATGATGATGGCAACTAAAAAATCAAAAGGCAAAGTTGAAAAGGTTATGAAAGAATACAAAGAAGGAAAGTTGCACTCAGGTAAGAAGGGTCCTGGTAAAGGCCCAGTTGTTAAATCAAAGAAGCAGGCTGTTGCTATTGCAATGAGCGAAGCGGGAATGTCAAAGAAGAAAAAGAGTAAGTAATGGCAAGACGGCGCAGGAACATCGGAGCAAGGGCTGGTAAACAGCCACAGAAAAATATTCAAACAAATGTTACTGAGAGTAAATACGAGGCTGGCGGTGCTAAATTAAAACGAAAGAAGGGCGGCATAGTGAGAAAACCTAAAGCCCCAATTCGTTATAAGCATAAGAAGTCGGTGGCTTAATGGCTGATAAGAAGAAGCCAGAGAAGCCAGTAACTCTTGCTATTGGTGTTCCTAAGAAAAAAGCCAAGGTAGTTCATAAAGTTTCTAAAAATAAAAAAGGTGATGTGGTTGTTGAGCACACCAATACCAATCAAGGTAAGTGGGATAAAATCAATCTTACAAAAATAGGCGGATCAAAGACTGTTAAGCAAGGTGTCAAGGCTGTAAAGAGTTGGCACAAGAGCAATCCTCATAGAAGTCAGGGAAGATAATGGCAAAGACAGCAGCATGGCAACGTAAAGAAGGCAAAAATCCAGAGGGTGGATTAAATGCTAAAGGTCGTGCATCATACAAACGTGAGACTGGCGGAACATTAAAGCCACCTGTATCTGCTAAACAAGCAAAAAAATCTAAGAAATCTGCAGCCCGTCGTAAATCATTCTGTGCAAGAATGGGTGGAATGCCAGGACCTATGGAAAAGAATGGCAAGCCAACTCGTAAAGCATTAGCATTACGCAAGTGGGATTGCTAATGGCTTGTTGGGAAGGTTACGTTCAAAAAGGTTTTAAGATGAAGAATGGTAAGAGAGTTCCTAACTGTGTACCAAAGAGTGGAGGAATTAAGAGTGCCAAAAAAAGCAGCAAAACCAAAGTCAAAAGTAAATGAGGCTGGTAATTACACCAAGCCTGGAATGCGTAAAAGTTTATTTAAAAAGATAAAGGCTGGAACTAAAGGCGGAGATCCAGGAGAGTGGTCTGCTCGTAAGGCTCAACTTCTTGCTGCTGAGTATAAGAAGTCAGGCGGAGGTTATAAGAACTAAGATGGCTCTTGCAAAATCACAACAATCCCTGAAGAAGTGGGGCAATGAAAAATGGCGCACTTCAGATGGAAAAGAATCTAAAGGCAAAAAGCGTTACCTACCAGACAAAGCGTGGGATACTCTTACTCCTTCAGAAAAGGCTGCTACTAACCGTGCTAAAGCAGAAGGCAATAGCAAGGGGAAGCAGTTTGTAAAACAACCAAAATCAATTGCCAAAAAAACGGCAAGACATAGATAGGAAAAGCCAATGTGTGCAACATGTGGATGCGGTAAGAAAAAAGGTCAGCCAGGATTTGGTAAGGGTCCAAAGGCCAAGCCAAAGCCAAAGGGTAAATAATGTGCGCTACTTGTGGCTGTATGAAGCCAAAAGATAAGCACGGCATGAAGACTCTAGCCGCTGCTAATAAGAAGTATGCTAAGAAGAAGACAGACAAGAAGAAGGACAAAAAATAATGGCTCTTAAGTGCACCATGAAGAACTGCAAGTGCAAGTGTTCCACTTGCCAGAAAGGTAAGTAATGAAGAAGTCACTAAGCCCTAAGCAGATGAAGATTGCTAACGCTGCAAAGCCTGCTGACAAGATTACTGGCGCAGATTTTAAGGCGCTAAAGAAGAAAAAGAAAAAGAAAATCGTTTAATGAAGTACACCAAGGCCTCTGACAAGAAGCAGGATGCCAAAACCACAAAGGGATTGGATAAAGAAGAGAAGGCCAAGTTTGAAAAGATGGATAAGAAGCATCGCAAGCCTAAGTCCCAAGAGGATGACCGCAAGATGGATGTTGCTAATATAAAGAAGATTAAGGCTATGTCTAAGAAGCACGAAGCCAAGGAAGGTAAGAAAGGCGAGAAGGCTGAAGACAAGCGAGAAAAGAAAAAGAAGTAATGACTAAGCCACCTACGGGTGGCTTTTTCATTTATCATTGCTATATCAGAACACCGCTGCGGTGCCTGAATACTGTTCCCACAGGTTGCGATAAAGGGGTTATTTATTATGGCTTACAAGCCTTGGTACGAACAAGCCGCTGAGATTAATAATCAAGGCGAACGTGAAGAGTTTATTCGGGGTGTGTTTGGATTCCGCCCTAAAGAAAAGCGTCCCGCTATCGCATCGCTAATTGCAGGTACAACCGCAGCCTATCTTGCTGGTGCTGTCTACGTTGCTTCCAAAGCAAAAGCGAAAGCGAAGAAAAAGAAGTGACCTACCTAAAAAAAGCCAGAGAGTCTTTAAATAGAGCCAGTGTAGAAACTACAAGGTTCATGGGCGCTCATTTACGATCAGAGGCTAGAGCATCAGGTTGGCCTGAAAAAATTGTACGAAACCTCCATGTCCGTTACTCTAACGGTGCCTTTACTATTCACGGTAACCCAGACCACAAGACAGAGATATTAAATCTTGAGTACGGAACTCCAAGCAATCAACCAACTGCTGCTATGCGTCGCTTTAACAATCGTCAACAAGAGTCTGAGAAATTTATGCTAGCCCGCACCATGCAGCATATGGATGGCTACCTATGACCTTCCTTTTAGAAGAAGATGAAGCGCTGAGAGACTTGTTAAAAGAGATGACTGTTACTGATCAGAAGGCTTCTTCTGCTACGGCAAAAACTATTACAAATAGATCGCTTACTAATAATGTAGTTACAATAACTACATCGACAGAACATGGCTTTGAAGTTGGAGACACAGTTACTATTGCTGGTACCGCAACTGCATTTAATGGCACCTACAACATTACGTTAATTCCAACTCCTACTACATTTAAATATGCAAAAACAAATGCAAACATTGCAAGCGTTGCTTCAGGTGGCACTGCTACACCAGGTACTACTAGAAAAGTAGGAGTCTGGTTTGGACAACCTGATCAGGAAATTCGTGTTCAGTCATACCCTTACATCACTATTGATATGGTCGATATCTCTGAAGACTTCTCTCGTGCTATGAGAGGCAAGGTAAAGCCAGCGTATTTAACTAACCCAACAGTCATTGGCGAAAGTACTGCTTGGGATAATGATGAACATAACTGGGAAATTAACTATCCAATTCCTGTAAATATTGATTATCAAATTACTTCATACTCTCGTCAACCACGTCATGATCGTCAAATTTTATCTCAATTGTTATTTACAAAAGTTCCACTACGGTTTGCTGTGTTAAACACAGGGCCAAATACTGTATTTGGAACTACTCGTCGTTTAGACGTTCTTGATATATCTAAGAGAGATATTACTGAACAAGGAAAACGACTGTTTGTAAATGCTATGACAGTTCGTGTCTCTTCTGAGATTGCGCCTGAAACATATAACAATCTGTACAAAGTGTTGCAAATAAACGTCACAGGTACAACTGGAAGTCAGACCCTTGGTCGCTCTCAGTTCACTACCATCGATACGTACACTCAATCGGCACCATAAGGTCCCTCCCCCAAACTAGTTAGGAGAAAAAATGGCTTATAGCCGTCCAGGTGTTTACATAAGTGAACGCCTACTACCACCAGTACTTCCAAGTGGAGTTACTGCAAATGCTGCTGGCGCAATTGTTGCACCTTTTGCACAAGGCCCAGAAACAGTAACCCTTGTTAATTCTTGGTATGAATTTACCAAGTACTTCGGAGGTTACAACGCAACCTATCCAGCCACCTTCCAGGTTGGTTCATTCTTTGCTAATGGTGGACGTGAACTTTATGTCCAACGTCTGCTTGCGGCTAACGCTGTTGCTGCATCTAGAAACTTAACAGATGGTGGCGGTGCAACTGCTGCAACTGTTACTTCAAAGAATGCTGGAACAGATGGTAACAACCTTCGTGTTGTATTGACTGCTGGTCAAGTTGCAAGCACTTATACACTTACTCTTTACAAGGAGTCTGGTGTAGCAAATGACATTTCTGATGACGTACTGCTTGAGCGTTACGAGAACATTGTGTTTAATGATGCTACTTCAAGTGATTATGCCCCAACAGTAATCAACATCATCTCACCAAACATCTCAGTATCTGTTGCTGGTAATTATGCTGGTGCATCTATTACTCTAGCAACTTACCCACTAACAAGTGGTTCAAATGGAACTGCTACAGCATCTACTGATTACACTAGTTACAAGGCTAGTGGCGCTTCAGTGTTTGAGAGATTCACATCTCTTGATCGTCCACTAGTACTATTCCTACCTGTTGCAAATGCATTAGCATCTGGAACAGTTGCAGTCTTTGATGCAGCAACCTCTTGGGCAGAAGAAAATAACGGCTTTGTTGTTATTGGAACTGATCCAGATCTAACTGTTGCAAATGCTGTTTCTTTTGCTGGTTCTCTTACTGATACAAGCAATGCTGCTGTCTACTATCCAAATGTGTTTATCTCTGATCCACTAGGACGTAGTTCTGGAGCACTTCGTAAGATTGAACCTACAGGTGCAGTTGTTGGTCTTTACCTATCAACAGATGCAAGTCGTGGCGTATTCAAGGCTCCTGCTGGAATTTCAACTCCAGTGCTAGGAATCGTTTCTGTAGAAAAAACATTTACATCTGCAGAGTTAGATACTATGAATGCAAGTACTTCTCCAGTAAATCCAATTCGCCAAATTCCTGGCGCTGGTCTCTCTGTAATGGGTGCTCGTACATTAAAGCAAGATGGAACTGCAAACAAGTATGTAAACATGCGTCGTTCTTTAATTTATATTCGCAAGAATCTAAAGAACTTAACAGAGTTTGCACTATTTGAAAACAATGACGAAAGATTGTGGGCCCGTATTAACACTAATATTGGTTCCTTCTTAAGTGAATATCGCAATCAGGGTGGTCTTCGTGGGGCAACTCAAGCACAGGCTTACTTTGTAAAGTGCGATGCAGAGAACAACTCAGATGCAGATATTGCAAATGGTGAAGTTCATATTCAAGTTGGTGTTGCTCTTCAATACCCAGCAGAGTTCATCGTCATCGACCTCAGCCAAAAGACGCTGAACTAATCCGAAGGAGATAATAAATAAATGCCTACAATCATTAATAATCGGTCAAGTTTAATTACCGATCCATTACGTAACTTTAGATTTTTAGTTACGTTTAAACCTATCCCAACAGCAAGTACTGCAACAACAAATTTGGCTGCAGCCACTACTTTTGGGTTTACTTCAATCTCTGGAATGGCGGTTACAACCGACTCTATTCCTTACCGTGAAGGTGGATATAACACCACTGTTCACCAGATTCCAGGGCAAACAACTTTTGCTCCTATTACATTACAACGTGGTGTAATTCTTGGAACTAATCAAAACTATGAGTGGATGCGAAACCTGTTTGCTACAGTACAAGGTGGGGGAACCACCCGTGGTAAAGAGCAGAACTTCCGTTGTAACTTAGAGATTCAGGTACTGTCTCATCCAATTCCATCAGCGGGTGAAACTCCTCAGAACACTCCATCAGCAACCGATCACATAGCAATGCGTATCGAAGTCTATAATGCATGGCCAACCGCTGTAGCATACTCAGACCTAAACGCTGGTGATAACGCTTTACTTGTTGAACAGATGACCTTAGTACATGAGGGATTCAACATCAATTGGGCAGCATCTCTAGCAACTAGCGCACCAGCATTTACCGCATAATCTAACAAAGGATAACAATGACGAACACCATTAGTGCAGCGGCTAACCCCGCATTAGCAAATCAAATGTTAAACAAGGCGTTAACTGAAACGCCAAAAGAAAGAATGCCTGAAATCGTATCTCCTTCAGATACAACTGTTGAACTTCCTGGCGGCTATATAAACGCCGCTGGGGAGGTCATCAGAACTGCAGAGGTTCGTGAACTAACAGGTAAAGATGAAGAGATTATTTCTAAAACCAATAATTTAGGTAAAGCA